TACCACTCCGTAAGACCTGTTCTGAACATTTACGATCAGACCTACGACAGGACGGAGATTGATAGTGGTAATAAATGGCTCTCTACTTTTAAGCGTCGAACTTTGCTTGACCAAGCCATGCCTCACATCACTCAGGCAGACGTCGCCCATGGTATTACTCCTCAGACTACTTGTTTTTTATTCTTCGATTGTCATTATTACTTCGACACTGGAATATCGCCCGTCCCCGATGCTTACTCTGACAGTAAAATCTACGTAACCGGTATCAACTTCCACCCCTTCGAAGGAAGGTATGATCTCCCACTTGGAGAAGGTTAGTATACTATCGCAGACGACCGAGTTGAAATGCAAACCAGAGAAAGCGGAATAGTTTATACTCATCCCGCCACTCATTGGAGATCTCCTCAGAATAACTACCCCAGCGGCTTCACCACGTGGTTTTACGACACCTGCAAGATGGTGAATTTTTCTGAAAAGTTGACTATCCCTGTTAGGCTAGCCTCCGGAGTCAATGTTTAAGATTGCTGGAAAAACTCCTAAATCATTTACTACAGCTCAATAGCCACCAAGGAACTCAAAAACCTCCGCTTCGACCAAGATCCCACTCTCACCACGTCTTACGCCTCCGAAGCAGTTTTAGCTTCTCTCGAGAATGATCTCTATCAGAGGATACCCTTCGTGTTTTACTACATATTAGTTTCCATGGAGATCGCCTTCGATTTTTTGTGGTCTTTTTCCGGCAGACCCCCTAGATAAGTCTAGTGTTACCCTCCCTTTTGTCACATGGCATGTTCTCGCTTAGTCACCCAAGTTCTTCGCGACGACTAGCCTTATCAGGTAACCAGGGGTATGTGGATTTTTAAATTCACTCTCTATCTCAACAGAGACGCCGCTCACACCCTTCCTTAAGTAGAACTACGTTCCACTTCACCTCTCTATGAAGTCAAGACACCTGAGTTTTAAGAAGAAAGACTCATCAATGGCTACGAAAAGAGAACCGAGAAAGCGAAAGCCAGATAAGCAGACATGATCATGGATCACCCGTTTTACAACTACCCAGAAGAGAAAGCTCCTACACTCAAAGCTCCTTTTTTCGGTTCCAAGATCGACCTAGACTACAACTACTACCACGAGAAGAAGTTTCTCGAGCACGACCTTCTCCCTCGAGATCAGTGCGTAGGAGACTTCATGGTAAACATGGCTATCTACCAGGAATACGCCAGGGTTCGCCCCAATTCGTAGATAGTCAAGGGTCGTGTGGTTCACCTTGATATGGAAACACCCGCTGCTGTTCAAACAGGTCACACGGTCATCGACTCAAAAAATAGTGGTTTCCTGAAGGATTTCGAATGGAGCCACAAATCCATCGTAAACGGTTGGAACGCTTTTGCACATAGGTAGTTCAGCCCGTCCAGCTCTCCTCTCCCAGCAGACCTTATCTAGTTC